TTGTAGTAATTGTGTTTGTAGTTGCGCTTTTAATTTTTCTTGTAAATCTTTATCAGGTACAGATTTTTCAATTGTATTAAATAAAATTTTTGCAAGTGGCGCAACTGCTCCTAACATTTGGATCATTAAAACACACCTTTAAAATCTGTTCCTTTAATAGCTATTCCTGCTCCTCTAGCTTTGTTCTTGCTAGACTTTACCATTCCACCAGATGCCATCATTTTAGATTTACCAGCTTCTGATAAAGCAATTGCTATTGCTTGTTTTGGATTTTTAACTTTCTGTTCAGATTTACCAATGTTGAGTTCTCCTGCTTTAAACTCTTTCATTACTTTAGAAATCTTTTTTTGTGACTTATCTTTTTTCATAATGTACCTTTAGTGTAAGTTTATGTTCATTGGTAATGAAAACGTAATACCCTTTGCATTAACAGCATCTTTAAAAACTTCTGCTGCTTGTTCTCTACCTAAAGCAGTAACGTAAATCCATCTTGCCATACCTAAATAAGCTGCGCCTATTTCAAATATGTCTTTACCTTCTTCTAGGTAAGTTAACATCTCTTCATGGATGTTTGACATCATTTCTTCTACCGCTTTATCTTTTTTGTCCATTATCATAGAATAAATCTTTTAAAGGTATAGTCAATACCTACTGTTGTTTGTTCTTATTAGAAGTTCTTAATTTAGCAATATCTTCTTGAGATTCTATTCTAGCAGCATCTGCCATCATTTTTTGTTGTAGTTTTTGTTGATCTAATACTATTCTTTGTTGAGCTATTTGCGCGTCAGATAAATTATCTTGTTGTCTTATTTGAAGCTCTTTAGCTTTTAATTCAACTATAGGATCTGGTGCAGCACCTCCAGATATTTCTGTAGATTTAGTTTTTACTTCTTGAGTAAACTGAGCTTCTAATTGTGCAATCATAGAAGCTTTAGCAAGTTCAATAGATTGAGGATCCATGCCTTGAGTTTGCATTTGTCTTATTTGAACTTCAGCTTGTTCCTGTGCTTTAATAGAAACATGTTCCATAATATGTTTTTGTAATTTCATAGCTGCCATTGCATTAGCCATAATCATTGGACTAGAGCCAAACACTAAATGAGCTAAAATATGTGCATCGTGATTTTGACCTGGGAATGCATATAAGTTTTGTTGATCTTCTAATGAGTCTGCGTTTTCAATTGCTGGATCTTTTGGTTTAGGTTGCTCTTCTTTTTTAAGAATATTATCTATGTTCTGTACTCCCATGGATTCATACATTCTACGATATGCTTCCCTTAAGTTATGTAATGCAGGAGCAGATTGAGCAAGTTGTAATTGAGTTTGTGCCATTGTTACTCTTTGCGATATAGAAAATATATTTGGATCAGATACTGGAATAACATCTACTCTACTATCAAAGTCTGTTTGTTTAATATAACGATCTCCACCTACAACTTCGTAAGGGTAAACGGGTGGAAGATATTCTGAAAATACTTTTGCTAATAATTTAAATTCTGTTTTTAAAGAATAATGTAATCGTTTATGAATTGCAGAGATAACACGAGATCCTTTTTCTAAAAGAGCAATCGTTGTTCCAACGGGTGCTTGTGAATTAGAATCAGCTGTTGGTAGATCTGCAATAGATGCAAATCGTTTACCTGCTTCTACTACAAACGATAGCAATGAGTATAGTGTTTGAGAAGGTTCTTTAAATGGAAGCGTCATGATAGAGGCTCTTAAATCCCCAGCTGGAGCATCTACATCTCTAAACTCACCTGGTTGAATTGGTTCAGCATCATCTCTAACTCTAAGCCCTCTTGATTTAAATCCTGCTGGTAAGTTAGCTAATGTACCTGCATCTAATAATTGTCTAAGCACGGAAGTGGCTGTACGTGACAATCCACCAATCATATGAATTAAACCAAATCCATAAAAGCCTAAACCTGGTAAGAATTTATAATGAACAAAATATTGTCTTTTCTTTTTAAAAGGATCATCTTCACTATAGTTTCTATAAATAGATAAAACTTCTCCACTGCTTTCTTCTATGGTAACAATATAAGGAACTTTAATTCCTGTCTCTTCTCCATCTTCATCCTTATCACCAAATCCTTCTAGATCTAATAGTGTATGCATTTCATATAAAGTAACTTCATCAGAGTCTCCGCCAACTTTTTTAACTCCTTCTATGTCACTTACTTTTTCTTTAACTTGATCTTCAATATTTGTTGTGGATGGATTAATTTCTACGTCTCTATAAAAACCTGCTACTTGTTTTTTTCTAAATTCATTAGAAGACATTTTAACAACATGTGTAACTCTTTCACATGTTTCTAAATCTGTCGCTGTGTAAGGAACAACTAAATCTTCTGCTGGAATAAATTTTGATACTGCTCTTTCTAATCCTTCATCGTAATAAACTTTTTTAAATGTAGATCCTGATAATGGTAAATAAAATAACATCTGATCCATGTCGGGTGTATAATCTTCCATGATATCTATGATTTGATAATTCATGAAATTTTTAACACGAATAGATTGCTCGTATACTTCTGGAGTTTCTTTGCCTACAATTTGTACATTGACTGGGCCAGCACTTGGCATCAGTTCTTTATAAGCTTGTGCTTGAAATTGTGTAACGGATTCTGCTAGTAAGGGATGGGTCACGCCACTTGCGTCACGAAAGGGTTGATCTCTTTGCTCGTACTTAAATCCTAAAAGATCTAGTCCTTGTGTGTAAGTTGTTTCCCAATCTTTTCTTGAATCTTTGTCATTTCTAAACTCTGTTACAAGTTCTGATGATAAGGAAGATAGATCGCTATCATCCATCTTCTCTGCAATGTTTTCACTAAACTCTGTATTTACTTCTTTTCCTGGTTCAAAATTAATTTCAACACCTTCTTCATCTTCAGTAATTTCAACCCCTGGCTCTTGTGCAATGCCGCTAGGTAGTTCTATATCGGTTGCCTCAACATTTCCTTGTACGGGTGGTAAATCTTTTTCTATTGCCATTAGAATATTCCTTTAAATTTAAATCCTTTAATTGCAGCCGGAGCTCTTCGCTTTTGAGCAGCCTTTGAGTCTACATACTTTTTAGGTGTTTTTCTAGTTGTTTTTCTCATTCGGTATCTGTATATTTAATAACTTATTTTTTCAAGGTAAATCTAAAGACTTAACCTCATAAGACCGTTTGTACTTTGCCCACCTGCATTCAATAACCATAACCTCATCATTATCGTTAACAATTCTAATCTCTTGTCCCCATGGCTTAGATTCAATCCAATACTGCATATAGTTTGGAATAACCGTTATACTAGAACCTGCTTTATATTTTCTTTGCATAGATTATTTTATTCTCTCCTTTTTTAACTTCATTGAAATTATAATAACTTAACGCCTTACCAATTAAACCCATGTCGTATGTTTTATAATCATCAAAAACAAATACCGCAGTAGATGAAGAACGATTTGCAAAAAAGAGTGCTTCTTCTAAAACTTCTTTTGTTTGATGAGGTCCATCAAAATGAACTAGATCATAAACATTATAAATAGTTTCTTTAGAATGATCGTAGACTGGAACGCCATCATGATAGCGCTTCATGAATTCTTTATCTGTTAGGTTAAAAAATTTAAAATTATCATAACAACTTAAATCTTTTAATAATGTATTCCTCATCACATTAGTGTAATCTGCAGTGTAAGGTACATTGTTATCATAGTGAGCATAGTTAAGATTACCATAAGGATCAATTCCAAAATGATAATGAGGCTTTGCAACATCTCTATAAGTATCTAAAATAATCTTAGAACCCAATCCTTCTCTAACACCAATCTCAACCGTGATGATTGGATCGTGATTCTTGTTTACTTGCTTCATGTCGCATGCTTCTTGCAACAGGTCATATTCTTGACTATCGCCTTTAATCATTCTTCCATCTTTTAAATTTTAATTTATCCATACCAATTAATTCAAAACTTAAATTAGCGTCATCTAATCTTTCTTCTAAATGTAGAGCATGTTGTTCTAGATCTTTTATTTTTTGTTCTAGAATTTTTCTTTGTTCTGAGTGTGATAACTTTTTCATTAGTAATATATCCTTCTTGGTTTTTCTTTTTTCTCGTCTTCGTAGTCATCTTTTAACCTAATAAAGTTTGCTTGTCTATATCTCATTACTGCTTGCACCGTAGAATCTAAATAGTCATCGTGATCTCCATTTGGAAAGGCCGCACACTCATCGACCACTTCTTGTGCTGCATGGCTCATCGGTGCCCAGATCATACCTCCTTCAAACAAAGGAGATACTGAGTTTACTCGTGCGTGTTTATCATTTCCCCTGCTAGGTGTATAATTGACAATAGGTATTCCAAGTTGTCTAAGTTCGTGTGTAAGTGGTAATCCCGAGGCTTTGGCTTCTATGATAACAGTATCAGGATTATATTTTTTATATTTCTCAATTGCTACTCGTTTAAGTTCTGGAAACTCCCATCTACCTTTTTCAGCATCCATTAATATTAAATTACCATTAGGTGAATCTGGCAAATAGAAAACTCCCCAAGTTGTAATAGCTGAATAATCCGACGTTTCTTTTTTAGTATAAGCAGTGTCATAACTTTGGATAATATGTTCTACACTTGGCATATAATTTTTATCCCAAACTCTCCACCACTCTGGTTTGATAATTGCAGACTCTACAGCTGTTGGATCTTGCTGCCATTGTGCATTCCATTTACCAACGCTTAAAGAAGCTTTTACTTTTTCAAGTTCATCTATATTCCAATATTCTGGCCAACAAGGTTTACCGGATTCAAAGACAGCTGGAAAATTAATAACTTCCCACTTATCTGATTTAACATCTTCAGCTTGAGCTTTAACTAATTTACCTGTTAAATCCTTTGTGCTCCATCTAGTCATAACAACCACAATAGCTCCACCCGGTTGTAAACGCTGCCTAGGGCCAGAAGTATACCATTCATAAGCATTATCAAAAGCTGTGCTTGAATTAGCATCTTGTTCTGAATGTGGGTCATCAATAATTAATAAATCAGCACCTCGTCCTGTAATAGCTCCTCCGGTACCTGCTCCAAAGTATTCCCCAGCTTTATTTGTTTCCCAGCGACCTGATGCTTTTGAATCTTGTGCTAAGGTTATGTCGGGAAATATTTTTTGATAATCAGCAGTATCAATTAAGTTTCTAACTTTTCTACCAAAACGATAGGATAACTCTGCTGTGTGGGTTGTTTGAATAATTTTTAATTTAGGATTACGACCAATCATCCATGCTGGAAATAAATAGGAAGCAAATTCAGATTTAGTATGCCTTGGTGGCATATTAACAATTAAACGTTTTAATTTACCTTGAGCAACTAATTCAAATTTTTTTGCAATTTCTTTATGGTGATATCCAGAAATGAACTCGGGCCATACAGCTTTTACAAAGTCTAGAAATTTTTCACGCGCTAGTTTTGATTTCGCTTTGAATAATAAATTTTTATATACTTCATAAATATGAGTGGCTCTTTCCGGATCTATTTTTCTTAGGGTGCTAATAATACTTGCAACCTTTTTTAAATCTATATCTTTTCTATCATCTGGCATAATAAACACCGCAGCTTTTGGCTGATAACTGTATGAGTAAAACAGACATACTATAGTCAACCTATAAAGTACAGGGTACATTTTAGGGGGTGGGGGGTCAGAAAAAAACTTAATAGGTTTATAATTCCCGTAAAAGTTGCACGGCTCAGGCTACACGTGACAGTTGCTGTCCAGGCAGAACTCGCTTGGCAGTTGATGTTGAGCCCTGCAGTTCTTGCATAGCTGATATGCAATCATATCATTCGTAATATTATAATTGATACATTAAATATAATGTAAGTTTAAAAAAGCAAATACTATTTAAACTAACGCAGGGCGGGGTGTTAGATAGAGAAGCTTCTAGACTGGTACACAGCCCAGCGGTCAAAATAAACTAACAACTGAAAGGACGGAAAAGTATGGCACTGACATACGACTACACGACACTAAAAGACATTCATTACTTTGATGATGCACAACATAAGGAAGCATCACAGTTCGCCTGGATATTAATGGCGATTGATATGAATGAGGTTACCGAAAAGAATGTTGATGAGATTGTCTTCAGATTATTATTTGCAAGACAATGTGGTCACGATTTCTTAAACGGTAAACTAACTAAAGGCTCAATAAAAGCGGTCGTTAAAATGTATATTGGATACAAAACGAACGTTCGTTCTAGAACTAGAAACGCATACATAAAAAAGATTGCGAAAATAGTTACAGAAAGAGTTAACAGAATGTCGTCACTAAACTCATAGTACGTGACCCATAGCCCAGTAAATCTGGGCTATGCGACACGTAACAGTGTCCTTGAGTTTATATTATTTTTAATGTAAACTTAGGTAACTAACAAAAGGAGAGACAATGCTAAGTAAGAAAAAAACATACTTAGAAACTTTGATTTTTGCTATCCAAACTATTGATGAGGGTAGCGGAAGAAAAGGACTAAGGATACTTAGAAGAACAATAGACTGTGTCTTAAATCATAATCGTGATTTCTATTCTGCATTAACAATGGCAGAAGCAGAAGCTGATAATGAGGATAAGATAAGAGAAACTAAGGACGGGGCGGTACAGTTAGAATTACAATTTTAGTCCCGTCCGACTAGACTGGGTCCTGGAGCTCCGGCTCCAGGGACCTGAAACAATCGGAGAAAACAATGAAACAAACTAGAACAGAGTACTTAGGATCAACTGGTGTAGATAGCGGCCAATTGCTATTAACTGACCCAGGCTACATAGATGACAGAGGCACGTTTGATTATGAAAAAATGTGCGAATACAGCGGTAACAGTAAAATACTAATAAATAAACACGGCGCAGAAGTTGGGGTCGTAATGACTACACAAGTGGGAGACGGTTGCTTCCCGGTGTATGCACGATACGATAAAAAAGGAGAGCTGCTTAAAATAGAAATCCTTATCACCCAAAATGAAATAGACTAACTCAATAGGCCCTGGAGCTCACAACTCCGGGGCTTTTTATTTTTTACATTATTTTTAATTTATTTTTTTATTGAAGCAGGAACAAGCATTATGGATACAATCATTAGTATTATCATTCTCTTTATCATTGTCGCATTTTTAATTAATTATCTAAGCAAGTGACAAGCAACATTAGTTTATTTTGATTTTTCTTTTTTTCTTTTATTGATTAAGGCTCAAGCATTTCTAATTCATGTTGCAAGGCTCAAGCAACACTCTTAATTTACAAGCAACACTCTTAATTTATAGAATAAGGCTCAAGCAACACTCTTAATTTATAGAATAAGGCTCAAGCAACACTCTTAATTTATAGAATAAGGCTCAAGCAACACTATTAATTTATTTTGGTTTTTGGATCATGGATCATGAATTCATGTTGCTATAGATTTTTGACTTGGATCACGGAACAGGGGGCGGCGGCTTAATTTTTATTAGCTATGAAATAAAGACTGAGTTTATTTTTAAGCCGCTATTCTATTATTCAAGTAAGATAAAAAGGTTTTGGATGCTAAAAACTTTTTAACTTCCAATTCCCTTGTTTCATTAGATAATAAATCATTTTGAGTGTTTTTTCTAATTTCAAAAGAATTATTGTCTGACCTCTTACCGATCTTAATTGCCCGCTGGTTATGTGTACTATAATTAGTAACAGCATTGTAAACATCAAATAAACTTGCTTGGTCTTTTTTAACTTCCAAAACAGAATTTAAAAGGTATTTTTTGCTATCATTTATATTTGGTACAGCATTAAACAATAAATCAACATCCTCACTAGTTAATTTAACAGCGTCAAAAATTTCTAGTTTTTTTTGCATGTCAATATAGCTAGGTTTAAAGTGATTTAATGTGTTAAAAGCATGTTCTAAATTGAAGTTAGTAGTATGTTTATTTAATACCGCCTTGTCAGTAGACCATGATTTTAAACCATTTTTACAAATCAATCTATAGAACATAAATCTAAGTTGAAAAATTAAACTTGCATCATAACTTGATACAATTTCAATTCCAAATTTTAGATTGTCATTTTTTCTAGATTGCATTGTATAGATCAAATCATTAAAAAATATTTGAAGTTTAAATCTAGACAGATCATTAGCTAAAGTAAATTTTACTTCAGCATTATCTAGACTCATACCATATTTTTCAAGTGACTTGCTTAAGCCCTCTAAAATTGCTTTATATGGAAGTAACAAATATTTGTCACCATGTAGAGCAATTATTTTGTTTTTACTTACATCAACAACAGCAAATTGAGGTTTATTCAATTCTAAGTTATTAATGTGATTTAAAGGTTGCAATACTACTGGATCAAATGCTCTAGTAGTATCTATTCTGTTAAGTAGTGTAGTCATGTTTTTTTTACTTTCAGTTATTAGCCTTTAAATCATAGCTAATGAATTATATATATGATTTATAATGTAATAATACAAGTCTTATTTAATAATAAATAATTATTTTTTAACTATTGTTATTTGTGACAATACAACTTATTTAAATACTAGAATTTAGAATTAAAAAAATGAGTTATAAAAAACCTAAAAAATTATTGAATTTTAATAGTCATTTCAAAATGCTTAAAAGTCGCAAGCAAGGGTTTTTAAATGCTATTTTACATTTAGCACCTTACAACTTAAGCGGGTATAATGTATGTCCAAAAGCAAGCAAGGGTTGTGCAGCGGCTTGTTTAAATTTGTCAGGAATGGGTGTTTTTAAAGTAAACCAATTAGCCCGAATTAATAAAACAAAATATTTTATTGAGAATAGAGAATTATTTTTAAATCAATTAGATCATGAAATAAAACTTCTTAAGAAAAAATCAGAATTACTAGGTTTAAAATTAGCTATTAGATTAAATGGTACTTCAGACCTTCCATTTGAAAGGTATAAAATAAAAGATAATAAGTCTTTAATGGAATTAAATAAAGATGTTATTTTTTACGATTATACAAAAATTAAAAACAGACTAAATTCACTCTTACCTAATAACTATAAACTAACTTTTAGTAGAAGTGAGAGCAATGATCATGAATTAAAAGACATTAAACAAAATATCGCAGTAGTGTTTAAAAATAAACTTCCTAAAAAGTATTTAAATAAAAAAGTTATTGATGGGGATGAACATGATTTAAGGTTTCTAGATCCTAAAAATTCAATAGTGGGTTTATTAGCTAAAGGTAAAGCAAAAAAAGACAACAGCAATTTTGCAATAGAAGTTTAAAGCATTAGATTATAATGCTCAAAAAATAATTTTGAAAAAAAATAAAAATAAAAATAAAAATAGCAGGCACAAGCAGTTGACAAGCACAAGCAAATATATTATTTATAATGTATGAATAAAGAAACAAGCAAGCAAGCAAGAATAATAGATGATGTTTTAATTGCAGAGTATAATAAAGCACTCTCAAAATTTAACGAAGAAATTAAAACAGCAAGATACAAGCAGACACTAACAGAAAATTTTATAGCTGATTGGTGTGATGTAATGGAGCATATAAATAAAAAAATAAGGAGCGAGCAATGATCCAAACACAAGCAAAAGAATTTTGGTACAAGGTACCCACAGACAATAACGAATTCATGAAGTGTGAAGACTGCGGACACAGAGCAAAAGAATGGGCGGAGTGTGATAACTATTTAGAGTATAAAGGCACGCCTTTGTCTGAACTCAATAAAAAAATATTAAAAGAAATTAATCAAGAAGACATTTGCAATCAAGTGAGATGCCCGAATTGCAAAAGTTGGTTTTATTTTTAAGGTATAATATGAATTATTTAATATCATTTGTAATAGTTCTAATCATAATAAATGTATTTTGTATTAGAAGAATGGACAAGCAGAGAGAACTTTTAAGCAATAAGTTAGAACGATCAATTAAACAAACAAAAAAGAAAGGACGATAAAATGCTAGTTGAGGACTTAGTGAAAGCATTAAAAAAATGTAATTCGAAAAGTAAATTAGTTTTTTATCATTTAAAAAACGATGATTTAATTAATTGTGAGTATGAAACTTTATTAGAGGTTGATGATAATAGGGTTGAATTAACAATACAAGAAAGGACTAAACAATGAAAAAAGATAAAACATTAATACGTTTTAGAATTTATGATGGTGAGAAAGAATATACAGACTATTCCATAATAGATAACAAGCAGTTATTAGAATTCACGCAAAGAGAAATAATATCTAAATTTTTTTATGATAATGATGTCAGCAAGGAACAGTTTTTATCTGATGGCAGAGCAGTTAGAATAGAGAGTGAAATATTAATAACTGATGATGAGGCAGAGAAACTAGAAAAATTAAGTGTTGCTTTTTTACATGACTTTAAACTAGATCAAATGGCATGAAGAAAAAAGCGATAGGAGCATATATTAAAGTTAGGTATAATGATGAGAATAATCGTATAGCAAATTATTATGCTAGTCTTGGAAAGTGGAATAGTAAAACTAATGAAGACAGTTATGGAATACCAGATCATGAGATATTTCACTATTTTGATGATGGATTAAAAGAACTCAAACAATCTAAAGGCAAAAAAATAACTTATGATCTTAATTGCACTCTTTTAGATTATGAAATTAAATATGAAAAAATATAAAATATACTTTCAAGAAGACACTTTAAAATCAGTTGTATTAATTGCAAGTGATGAAGAACAAGCAAAGAAGAAAGCAGAAGAATTATTAAAAGAGTTTGGCAGTTCCCTTTGGGACTATGAAAAAACTTTTAGTAATAGTTTAGAAGTGGTTCAGTTAAAAGGGGCAGAAGTAATATCATTAAACAGTAGAAAGAAGAAAAAATGAGAAACATAGATAAAATAGAACTAGCAACAAACAAGTTAGAAAATACTTTTTTAGAGCAAAAGAATATTGCAAGAAAGTTAATGACAGAGCATAGACAATTACAAGATGCATTAGCTGATCTATTAGTTAATGCTGATGAAGATTGTCCTAAAAACTACAGAACAGAACATTTTTGCAAATCAATTAGTGATGGCTATTCATTATTAAGAACGATTGGTTATTTCAGAAAGAGAGTTAAATGAAACAATCTATAACAATAAAAGATAACAAGGGTAAGAAACAAACATTTTACAAGCTAGAAGAGTTAATAAAATATCTAGATAGTTTTAAAATGTCTTTTTTGCCAGATGGTTTTAGCTACAAAATAAACAAGAAGGAATTAAATGAAGGGTAGAATATTTTACGACTACATGACAAGGGAACAAGCATTAGCTGAATATCATTCTTTATTAAAAGATGATGAATGCTTTGCAGATCAGTGGAAAGACACTGACGATGATTTCAATGAGTGGTGTGAAAATCATAATATTGTTTTAGTAGGTACAAAAGAAAGAGTAGATCAATTAGAGGAGGCACAATTTGACTAAAGAACAAAAAATAATACAGTTTATAAAAAATTGGCTTGATACCAACATAGACGAGCCAACGCAAGATAGCATTGACGAAGATTCAGCTAATTTAAAAGAGTATATTGAACACTTTGAGCATGGCTCACTTGATATTGAGGATTACATAACAGGGGATAAAGCATGAGTAAATTAAAAGACTTAGGCAATTTATGTTTGTGGTGTAGACGAGATACAGCCTTTGGATCTGGTTTATTTGTAAATAGAATACCTGCTTTTACAGATATAGAGGAGGGCTACAAATGCATTGAATGTGAAATAGAGGATATTAAAGAGTGTTATCTAGAGTGTGAAGACTGTGGTGAATATACTTGTGAGGGTAATGGTGAATGTATTGATTGTGGTAGCGAAAATCTAAAAGTAATAAAGGAAGTTGTAATATGAGATTAAAAGACAAGAATAAAATGCATTTGTTAAATCAATTAAATGAATGGAGTATGGATGCTTTTTATGCAAACAAAATTAACTATGAACAAGACGACTGGGGTAATTACAAAGGTTTTAAATACAGAAAGTTTGAAGCTACTTTAAAAATTTTAAGAAGACTGATAAGAGAAATAAAATGATTGAACTCTTATCTGATTATAGTCTTTTTGAAATAATAACGATTATACTATTAGGTTATATTCTAATAGCTATGATGCACAGGAAATAACAAAGGAGGAACATGACACTATCTAGTTATAAAAAAGCTATAGCTAAACTGTTGAAAGCATATCATAAAAAATACGATTGCTTTGGTAATAAAAAAAACAAGAAGAAAAAGAAAAGATGAAATACTTATTATTGTTTTTACTATTAGTTAATTGTTCTAAAGATCCAATGTCTTTTGATCCAAGAGTGACTATTAGTAAAGAGATAATAAAATTTTTCTACGAAGAAACAAAAGAAAAACCAACCATAGAATAAAGGAGCGAGCATGAAGAAGTTTAGAGTGACTGCAAGATCAGTGACCCTTGTTGAAGTATTTGTTGAAGCTAAAAATAAAAGACAAGCGATAACTAAAGCTGAAGATATAGATGGCTTTGATTGGAAGGAATATTCTGGCGATTGGCAAATATTAGAGGCAGAAGAACAAGAAGAAACTAAGCCTTAATTGCAATAGGGTCTTCAATTTCTTCGGATGATACATCAACGACTGTGGAGAATTCGTCCATGAGCCTTTTTAACTCATTCTCTAATTCTTTTTCAGACATCTTATCTAAAGACCCATGCAGAATTTCTTTTCTTTCAACATAAAGTCCTGCGGCTTTTCCTCTTGCAATCTCTGCGTTAACAGCACCAGTCCATGCTTTACTTTCAATACAAGCATCTCTAATTTGACCAAGCTTTCTTAAATGATTACCATAAGTTATCTGGTATTTCTGATTAAACTGTTCACGAAGCAGGGATATTTTCTCAACAACTTTAGGGTATCTTGCAGGGTTAACAAGGTTAGCTGCAATAACAGCAGCCGTCTTTTTAGAATAGCCAGCCTCAACAGCACATTCAGCAGGCGACATGCCTTGTGCGTCAGCCACAACATAAAGCTGTACAAACTTTTCTTGCTTAGGAGTTAGGTCTAATTTCCTGATTAAGGATAAGGCACTAGTGTACATAATTTCCCCCTATATACATTTTTTTGCTCTTATTGCAATCATTAAACTTAATTTTCATTCCCAGATCGATAAATGTCCCTAAACTGAATAAAATCAACACTTATTTAACAATTAGTAATCACTTGTTTACTGTCCCCAGTTGAAAGTGTTTAAAAACAATGACTTATTTTAGAGGTGTGGACAAGCTGGGACAAAAAAACTTAAATATCTTATTGATATGAAATACTTTTTTTCAAAAAAATCGTTTTGTCCTCAGTGTCCTCAGCTGTTTTTGGAAATTTGAAAATAAAAAAATAATTTTCAAAAAACTCTCTATAGAGGGAAACTCAAAAACCCATGTCCCATGCGCCATGTAGCATATTTCCTGTCCCACCCCCCACCTTGTCCTGCTCCATGTTCCATGGTACAGGTCAAATCATGCCTAAAAAAAGAAAAAAGCAAACCTCAGCGTGCTTCACGCACCAAGGAAAAACCTATCAGAAGTACCAAATCGAATGGGTTGACATTACAGGCGAGAGCGGATGGCTAACACCCCAAGAGCTGGAAAACTTCAACATGGCACGTCCTGTGACCACTGCGTGGCTTTATAGCATGAATGACAAGGAGATTAGGCTCTTCAGTACCTACGACATTGACCATGAGACAAAAGAGATTGCTTTTGCTGATAATGGGGTATATCCTAGAGGATGCATTCTTAAAATGAAAAAGCTAAAGGAATAAGATTATGGGCGGCGTGTATCAAAAAACTAAAGAAAAGAAAGCAAAAGACAAAGCATATAGTAATAAAACAGCAGATGATATGCTAGGCTCATTAATGGATGCTGTTGCTGAAGGAAAAATAACCTCACAGAAAGCTTCAGATCTATTGCAATATGCTTCTAAAGACCTAAGCGCAACAGAAGGATCATTTAAAAAAGGTGGTCTGGTTTGTAGAGGTAATGGTAAAGCTCTCAAAGTTAAAAAGACTAAGCTCTATTGACAATTATTAAATTAAAATTATATTAACTATCTCCCTTTTATAGAGAGTAGGTTATTGTTTCCTACTTTCAGTTAGTTTAACAGGGGAAGATTAAACTTCCCCTGTTTTAACTATCTAGTCTTCATCATCCTCAATATCTTCATCAGAGTCAAAGTCTTCGTCGCTATCACAATCGTGATTTTCTAATACTTCAACTTTATCTCTTAATGTTTCAATGTCTTCTTGAATTCTGTCCATGATATCTTGGATTGTTTCTTTCTTTTTACCCATGGTTATCTCCGTTGTTAGTTAAACCATGGGTTAGTTATCATAAGACTATGACAACAAAAAGAAAAAAATAAGTTATTGATTTTGTTGACTTAACCAATCAAACTCGTGATCGTTGTAAGGTATCATCTGTTATTATAAATAAAATATAAAAGAATGATCAAACTAATTACAAAAATTAAAAATAATTGTAAAGGAATGCTCATTATTTAATATCAATCTTAACAGCTTCTAGTTCTTCTGGCTCGTTAACTCCAAGCTTAATCGTCAGAACTCCGTTTTTCATTTCAGCTTCATCTACGATCACATCATTTCTTAATTGAAACTGTCTTGAAAATTTTCTTAAAGCTAGACCTTGATGAATATAGTCTTTTTGTTTTTCATCAACTTCGCCTTCTACTGTAAGAACTCCATTCTTGAATTCAACAAGAACATTTTTCTTATCATAGCCAGCTAAGGCTAACTCTAAACCATACTTTCCTTTGCCGTATCTTACCACATTGTAAAACGGAAAGGTTTTTACTTTTGACCAACTATCAAACACACCATCAAAAATATCGTCAAATACTTTTGTTGACCCGTTGAATAATTGTTTGCTTATATTATTGAAAACTTCTAGGTTTGTCATAATAACTCCTTTTAGTTAAGCAAGTTAAATTAGGTCTACCCACAATGGTACAACCTAACGAAGATATAATAGATAGTAATTAATTTTCAAGTACTGATTTTTCTCTTTGAATATGACCTAATACTGTTCCTTTATGCGAACCTTCTTTAATTCTATATCCATGAGTTCCGCTGCCGTTGATCTCAACTTCTTTTCTACTTCTAAGCAAAGCATTGTTTTTCTTTTCTATTTCCTTGTCTGCATAGTTTTTAGCTATTGGATCGGTGTAGGTTATAGTGTGTAGTTCTTTTAGATCATGCTCTCTATCAATAAACTTGTATTCTATTTTAGTAGTATTAAAATCTTTTTTTATTTTATTGCATATTGTTTCAGGATCAAACTCCCCACAAGAATAAACATCAAACTGAAGCAAAGCAGGATTCGGCTCATCCCAGACGTGCATTACTATATGAGATGTTTCAATAATGGCGGCGCCAGTAATACCACGATTACCCACCATATGAGAGTACTTTACGTAAGGCCCCATCATAACCTTCATCCCTATTTCATCTATGAATTTCTCTAACCAACGCCTAAGAAACTCCTCGTCCATAGGCGGATTTACGGCCTCGGCTCTTACGATTAAATGTTTATGTACTAATAATTTATTATTCATTTTTGCGTAATACTCTTTTTTCAAAATAATGCAAATACATTGTTGACAGGATGCATTGCATTTACTATATCTAAATTATAACTAATAAATGTAGAAACCATGAATAAAAAATATAAAGCAACTAGAACCGTTCTGAGCCCAATAACTCACCTTAGAAACTTTTTTTCTTTTGGCATTGAGATTATAAGAACTTTTTTAGTTAGAAGAAAATAGGGTGCCCCATGAAGCATGAACCAAAAAACATGATGACCACAGAACAGTTTGATCTCTGGTTAAAAAAAGCACCGACTGGAGACTCTGTTGTTTATTACAAAGGATCCTTAGCGCCAGATTGTTGTAAGCTAGATGCTTATGCCAAAAGAAAACTAAGAGAGCATGTAATGAATGTGTATGGAACTTGGAATGTGATGCATGAAGCGTGCACCATTAAAAGTAATAACATCATCGATCTCTATCAAAAAATGATTGATAAAGGAGAAGCTAAGATTTCAAACGATGATAGAACAAAAAACCGACCTGCTGTATTTGAGTATATAGCTGTCAAATTATAGGAGAAAAGAATGGAAGAAACATATAAAAAACTAGAGAGCAGACTTGCAAATGATCTGTATAAAAACATTAAAAAACTCAATAGAAGTGAGGCTAATTTCACTTTTATTATAAAAGATCTTATCGCTACTGCAAGGCGCGCAGATAAGAGCAAAGTGACTGACATAGCTAAAGAGTCTAGGGAGAGAATAATAGAGTGTCTAAAGCTTAGAAAAGAAGCTAGACAACACAGTAAAGATACTATAAATTATTATATAAATACTGCTATCAATATGTCGATGCAGTTAAAACCCTTAAGCGAAGCTTATGGACGATGCAATAATGAGGACAAGAGCCGAGTTAATTGAAATGATTGACAGGGCTCATGCTGTTTGGAAAGATAAGATTCTTCACGATGCTGCGTTTGATGCTGCAAACGAAGATAGAAGAATCAAAAAACTGAAGTCTGATCTTTATCAATTAGAAGATTATATTTCTAGAGAGACTTATCTTCAACCAACTCCAGTTGTACAAGATCTGGACTAAAAATAAATCTTGTAAAGAGTAGAAGTTTATAAAAAAACAGAAAGAGGATATTCGCGTGTATAAAAAAGACTTTAAATTAAACGGAAATGGTAAGACAGAAAGCAGATGGACAACACAATCTATTTTAAAAACAGTAGATGCTTTGTTAACTGATATCGCAAAAGAAGATAAAAGAACTAAATCAGCAATCATTGAAATAGCATTACAACGTTATGCTAAAAGCTTAGGAATGAAAGTAGAAGAATGATTTGTCCAGCTTGCAAAGGCAATGGTTATATAAGAGCATACAGAATTTTTATTAAGATATTTTCTTTTGAGATAAAAAAGAAAGTATATAAAGATTGTAGTCTTTGTAGAAACCAAGGCGAATTAAAAATATTAAGTTCTTTATTTAGACACCACCTGCATTAATGGCTTATAAGTGTAAGCTTAAAAAGGCTGCTGCTCATCGTAGATGGTATATTGCCCATATTCATCGGAGAATGCATGATAGCGCTAAACGAAGAGCAAAGAAAGCTAATATTCCTTTTAATATAACTATAGAAGATATAACAGAAGTGTTTCCTAAGGATTGGATTTGTCCTGCACTTGGAATAAAAATGGAGGTAGCC